TGGAGCTGCAACTTTACCAAAAATAGCTTCAGAAGCTGCAACACCTACTGGTGTTAGAGCTGCTGTACCTGCGATTGATTCGATGTACATCTCATTTAGAACTTCTGTGTCCATTGCATCTTTTAATTTATAACCTGCGTTATTAGATGCAATTTCAGGGAAGTTGATATGACCAAACCTTTTTTCTAAAGAATCTACTTGGAAACTAAAGTAATTAGCTTGATTAATTGTTAATACTAATTCAGCATCAGTTAGAGCTGTTGGTGGTGTTGCTAAACCTCTAGTATAAGTTGCTGTAGCAATTTGAGGTTCTTTAACAATATTAACTGTATCACCGAATGATTTAATTTCACCCATGTAATCTGTGTTACAGATTGCTTCGACTGTTGATGCTTTTCTTAAAGCGATTTGTACTTTTTTACTGTAGATTTCAGGAACCCAAAATTGGTTTCCTTGTACTCCACCAGCAACAAAGTTTAATGTGCTTCCACCTTGAAAGTGTGCCATAATTATTTTTCCTTATTTGTTTACTTGTTGATAAAAATGAAAATAAATCTATTCATCTTGAATAAATCTACCTTCTGTTTGAGCCATAGCAATATCTTTTTCATATCGCATAAACTCTTCATCAGACATTTTTCTAATATCCGATGATTTGAAAGTAGGCTTTCTATCAGTAGGTTGTCCAACTTGTTCTCTAGTTTTAACTAGCAAGTCAGCACCTTCATTAGGTTGCTTTCTTTCAGTAGTAGTTTTTTTATCTAATCCAAGTCCTCGGTCTTTCTTATACAAATCGACTGCTCTTGCTGCGAGTTTACCATTGTTGTTGTTCTCATAAATCCAAGATTTAATTTCCATTGGCTGTTCATCTGCCCAGTTATGAAAGTCATCCGATTCTTTAATATCATTAAAGTCTGGATGGTATTTCGATAACTCTAATTGAGCTTCACGAGCTGCCAAAGTATCATTCTTTTTCTTAAGAGCTTCAACTTCTTCTTGTAAACTTGTCATCTCATTCTTAGATTGCAAGTGTGATACAGTTTCCACAACTCCATATATGTCAGGGTATTCCTCTTTGAAGATTTTTAGTTCTTCTTCAGATTTTGGTGGTGAATACTTTGGTCGGTTCTCTTTAAGCTGTGCTTTAAGGTCTCCTTCTTTAGTAGTCCAATCACCTAACTTCCTATCATAATATCGTTTTAGGTCGTCATATCTTTTTTTATAGTCAACTTTTGTATAAGCTTTAGAGTCAGCAACATTAAGTGCTGATTCTTGTAAAGACTTATCCGAAGTAGCCGAATCTAGAGTTGAGTTAGTATCAGGGTTGACATTGCTGTCAGTAGCTTCTCTAACATAACCATTAGGGTCGGTGTTGGCATCTGCTGGTCCATTATCTGCAGAAACAAAATCTGTAGGCATAACATCTTCTGTATGCCATGATTTATTTCTGTTATAAGGATTCGCTTTGACTTCCTTAGTTTGTCCTTCGTCTTCGTTCATGTTTCCTCCTTTAGGGCTTCTTAACTGTGAAGGTAGCTAAAAATTGGTTACTTGTTTGAAAACAAAGCTACAAGGGCTTATATAAATATAAGGTAGCTTGTTTATTCTTAGAGTACCACTCTAAAAATTCTGTTATGCCAATAGAGAAGTTTCAGCATCTACTGCTTCATCTTCTTGGCTTACTTGCCCAGCATCATAATCTGATTCTGCTTGTGCCATCATATCTCTTAATGTATCAACACCTAGGCTTTTTACTGCCTTCGCTGTAAATACAAATTCGCCATCTGATAACAGGGCTGGGATTGAATCAGAAGTTCCATCACCTGGTCCTTCTACTAACTCATCCTCTGTAAATTCTGTTGCAACTAATTTAGGTAAAATTGCTTCTAGCTCTGGATGCATTTCCATAGCTTCATCTAATACTGCTTCTTCTTCTTCTGATAATGATGATGTATCTAAAATACCATCTACATCCATATCATCTTCCATAGACATATCATCTTCCATAGACATATCATCTTCCATACCCATAGGAGAAAGTAAAGAACCATCTTCCATCATAGTAGCATCTTCTTCTACCATCATATCATCTTCAACTAAATCACCTTCAGCATATGCTTGATATTCTTTTCTTTTAACAGTACCACCAAGACTTAAAGCTAATGGTGTTTGTTCTGAGATATCATTCTCATCCATATAACCACCTAAGGCTGCTTTAACTCTTACTTTTTTTTCTAAACTTTTAATCTCATTATTTAATTTTGCTTTTAAAGAAGTATTATTTGTTCCTTCTTTTTCTTTTTCTAATCTATTAATTTTATCTACAAGTAATTTATTCATACTTTCACCTGGAATATCTCCTTCTGCTGGAGCTTCTTCAAAATCATCAGGTACATCTATATCTCTAATAGAAGCCATATCACCTTTGTTATATCTTTCTCTATCTAACATACCACCATTTTTAAATCTTGTTCTTTTTTTAGATAACAGTCTAGAAGGTAAACCCTGTCTTGCTGATTCAGGAGTATTTACATCATAAGGATTAATACCATCATCCTTTTTATCATCTTTAGCAATGTAAGGAGGTTGACCCATAAGTCCACCTGTAGCCATTTTTATAATAACAGTTTTCTTTGATTTATTCTTATGCATATTTTTATCCTTAATGGTTATTATAACAACTTAAAACTATTTAGTCAACACTATCTTTTAAAATTTCTTTAACTTGATTAGGCAGGTTCTTCAGACGTTCCAGAAAAACCCATCTCCCCTGGCATTGGTGGATTGTTTGTTGGGTCAATCCCCTCGCCATTTCCTGGGTTGTTTGTTGCTGCACCTTGTCCAGGTACTCCTCCAGGTGTTTCCATTCCTGGCTGTTGACCAGGTGCAAGAGATTCTTCGCTAATTCCTTGTTGAGCATTATTTTGATATCCTATAATTTTAGCATAGATTTCTGCTTCACTCTTAGAGTTAATAATTTCATCAGGGTCTAAATCTAAAGAGTATGCTAACTCTTTAATGACTTCTGATATCTTAACGAATGGAGCAATAGATGGATTTTGAATAGTTTGTAAGAACATAGTAAGTCTTTGAGACCTAACTTCTTTTCTCATTAAAGAAGAACTACCTGTTGCTCTAATTTCAAAATCACCTAAGATTGGTAACTCACCTTCATAGAATTGCATATTCCATTGGAACATAGATTTTCCTAGAGGTTTAATTAAACTGTCATCAATGTTTTTAATAACTGTTTTAATATTTAATGATGCTGCACCCATAAGCATTGACATACCTGATGCTGTTCTAGTCATACCTGTTACTCCTGTTTGACCATGTGAGTAAGAAGGTATACCTGTAGATTCATCTGCAAGTTGTCTAAACTTATCAAACATCTGCATATTTTCATTTGCAGTATTAGGAAATTTAATTCCATAAATTGCTTGACCTGGAACTCCAGCTTGTCTTTTAAAAATTTTTCCTGGGTATACTTCCATGTTTTGATTCTGAACCAAAGCTGATTCATCTATATCAAAAACTAAGTTACCTGCTAAAGCTAAATTATCAATTGCCATTCTTGCATGACCATTCATAATTGCTTGTGCATCTTCCATATTTTCTGGAACACCTATTCCAAAAAATTGATAAGGATTTACTTCATAAGAAAAAGATTGATAAGGTAATCTAAATGGAGTAAAAGGATTTTCTACAACTCTAATTATTTTTCCATTAGTAGTCCATATGTTAACTTGAACTTCTTCAAAGTCTTCTATCTCTTCATCAATTTCTAAACCTTGTTCTCTAGCAGACATTGCATCTATAGTTCCCCAGTATTCTAATACCTCATATCTATGAGATTCTAAATCTCCATTAGAATTATTTTCTGCATCAATACCAGTTTCCCAACTTTTCTTATCATACTTCGGACCCATTGCTAAACATTTATATATAGCTTCTTTAATAAAGAAAGGTCTATTTAATAAATCTTTAAATTGATGTCTGTTTAATCTATGTCTCTGAATTATGTATTCAGCTTCATCCATATTTCTTGCATTAGGGTCTGGATAAAAATCCCATATACTTACAAATTCTACTTTAGGAACTTTAACTTGTTCAGGATTATATTCTCTACCATTACCATTATCAGAATATTTATGTAATGTTTTGTTATAAGTAAATGGTCCTTTAATAATTCCTGTTCCTAATAAACAAGATTCAAAGATTGCACTTCTTAATGCAACATTAGCATCTGTCTCATCTAGTTGGTCTTCAATTAATTTATGTAATCTTCTTGCTGCAATTTGTGCAGGTTTGATTTGTGGCATTTCAGGAATAGGAGCTGGTCCTGAAGATAAATCTGCTTCTTCAAATTCTTCTTGTAGTCCACCTAAGTTAACCATACCTAAGTTATTAAAAGTTGCTCCAGGTGGTAAATCATTTCCATCTCCTGGAAAACCTAATCCACCATTCATCTCTTCCATTTCTTGTTGAGGACTATAATCTAAGTTACCTTCTATACCAGGTTCAACTTGGTCAACACCCATTTCTTCCTTCATAGGATTCATGTGTGCAAACTTATCTATACCTTCAGGTACAACTGTTTCTTCAATAGTTAATGGAAATTTTCCTGTACCAAATAGTACATCTACAATTTGTCCATAAGCTGCTAAAACTTTTGTCTTAGTTACTTTAACAAATACTCTTGACTTTTCATGCTCAGTAAAATGAACATCTTTATAATACTTTCCACGATAATTATGATATGACTTTAACCATCTATCTTCATCATCACTTCGCTTGTCACTACAAGCACTAAACTTAGAATTAATATCAATTACTAAAGCTTCAAGTTGTTCTAGATTTTCTTCTGCACCCATCTCTGGATTCATAGTTTCATCAACTGCCATACAATTCCTATTTGTTCAATTTTTTACTGATAAGTATTATAATACACTTATTTTTAGCTGTTGTCAACTACTTTTGATTATGATAGATTAATCTTTTTAATAGAGACTATTACTGAAGTAGGAATAATAACTGTACTTCCAATATCATCAAAGGTAGCTTTTCCTTTAGTCTCAATATAATCCCTAAATATTCTAGTCACCCCACCTTTTTGACTTAATAGATAACCTTTAGATACTGCAATAGGTAGCTTTTCTTCCTTTAATACCTTTAAGGTACTCCAGCCATCATCGCCTTCGATGTCGAGCCAACGGACTTCGACAAAAGAATACTTAGTTATATCTGTAGCTAAGACTTTTTCATTAAGAAGAATTACCTTTTTATTCTTATTTACTTTTTTCTTTCTCATTATATTTTCTCTCCAAAATGTTTAGCTCGTTTTCTTACTTTATGATTATGATTATCTTCTGCTGTTTTAACCTTACCATAAGTTTTAAATCCTCCATTACCTTCTATCTTAGGGTCTTTTAACCATGAATGTTCTTGGTCTTTAATCCCTCCATTATCAGAGTATCTAAAGATATTCATTTTAAATACTTGTTCTACTTGGTCTTCTTTAAGGTATTCTTGTAGTTCATCATATGACATTACTTCATCATATTCTTCATTTGTTTTTTTATTTTTAAATGTATATAAAGGCATATTAATATCCAAAGGTTGGGTCGGTGGGAATCCATCGTTTATGTTGTTGCATATTTTCGTAAGCTGTAATACTTCTTGGTCTAGACATTATCAAATATCTAAGAGCATCATATGCATGGTCTGATGCTTTAGTATCTACATCTTCTGGTTTTAATTTATCAATAGGTATTGATTGTAATTCTCTTATTGTATTCGGACAAGTTCTAAATAGCTGAAGCTTTGGTCTCCCTTGAGAGTTAAGTTTTAATCTTTCATGTATTTGTATCTTGCCCTGAATTCTATTCTTGTCTGCTCTTCTAAGCTTGTGTCCTGCCTTTGTTAAGGCTTCTCCGACAGTTGGACCAGTAGTTCCTGTTCTTGCCCATGCAGCCCAGTCTAATACCCCAGGAACAGATAGTTTATCTTCTCTCTCAAACTCAAAAATTCTTTCAGCTAACTCTTCACCTGTTAATCCTTTTTGATATAGTTCTCTATAGATAATTAAGGTCTCATCTGTTGGGTCTATACAACCCCAGATAACTGCTGACTCTGCTGCATAACCATAATCAATTCCTTTTACTCTAGTCCAATGCTTAGGTAATTCATAGGGAGCTATTGTATGTTTATCATATTCAAATTCTGTAAAGGCAGCACCTTCGGAAACATCCCAGTTACCATCTAGTAGTTGTCTTCTTTGTGTTGGTGGTAATGATTGAAGCATTTGTTCATATTTACCATCATCATTTAGATAAGGATTATCATGCAAACTTGCAGGGATAAACTTTCTTGTTATCTTATCTGTACCAGTAAAAGATTCATTTGGTGGTGCTGGGTCTAGATATCTTTTCTTTACCCAATTACCTCCCACTCCTCCAGGATTCGCAGTACACCGAATGTAGCATTCTATTGCGTTATTTGTAGTTCTCAATCGTGATTGCAAATACTGGAGAGGGAACTCTGTAGGGTATTGTGTTAATTCATCAATACCTATCCATGTATATGATTGACCTTGATATCTGTATACGTCAGCATCTCTATCAAGATAACCAAATTCCAATGAAGCTCCTGATGGAAACTTCCAAATCTTTTCTACTTCTCTAAACTTAGCACCTACGAAAGCTTTAGGATATAACTCTCTAGACTTATCTATTAATTCTCTTAACTCAGGCATTGACTTTCTTAGTAGTAATGCTCTATGTTCTTTGATATGCATAAACCTTAATGGGTCAACTAGCATAGCATAAGACTTTCCACCACCTGCTGCACCACCATATAGTACATCTTGTTCTGGAGCTGCTAAGAATTGTGTTTGAGGACCTGGGTTTGGTTTAAAAGCTATTCTTTCTTTTTCTTCTTGTAGGAGTTCTTTAACAGAGTTAGGTAAGTTATCAAGCTTGTTCTCTTCGATAACCAAACCTTTCTTCGTTTCTTTTTCTGTTTCACCATTTTGTACTACCTGTAGAGCTTCCTTTTTATCTCGGAGTCGTTTAGTCTTATTCTCCAAGTTCTTTTTTAATTTAGAAATTTCTTTCTCTTTTTCTTTTACTTCTTTCCTAGAAGCTAACTTAGCTTTATGTTCGAAGCTATAATTATACTGTCTCTTTGTCATCTCTAGATAATAAACCTTTTGGTTGTTCTTTAATTGGTTCTGGTATATCTTTATCCATAATCTTCTTTAAGCCCATAGCTGATAGCTTACGACCTGTTTGATGTTCTAATATATCTACTGCTCCTCTTAAACTAAAAGCTCCTGATTTAACACCATCCTTCATTTCATTCAATGAATGTATTTCTTTAGCTACTGGTATTAATGTTTTATCATCATCAGATAACCTATACCCAAAAGGTATTGTTGAACTATTCCTTCTCATCTATTACATCCTCTGCTGTTACATCTATTAATTCTTCCTTCTGTGGTATAATGAATATACCTGAAGCAACTGTATGACTAACATCTAGCTTATCTCGTTTTGCTATTCCTACTCTATCCAATAAGGTCTGGGCTGCTTGGAGTTTAGCATTAACTTGTGGTATTGGGTCATCACTTTCTAATATCTCGACAAGTTTATGACTAGCTCGTGGTGCTGACTTAGCTAGAATCTTTGTGGCGACATCTACAATCTCATCCTTTAGGGAATCAACTACATTAGATTTAGAACTGTCGGCATATCCTGCTTCTCTTAAGGCGAGGTTTATATCTCCCTTGGCAACACCACTTAGTGCTGAGAGGAAATGCTGTTGTTGTTCTGTTAACTTTCTTTTCTTATCTGAGTTTGTGGGTAGGAAGTTGTTATTCATATTAATCATTATAACAAGTTTACACCTAGTTGACAACATAAACAATATATTTATGTTTAGAGTTGACAAATGCAGAAGGAGGTGTATAATATAAGTAGTTGCTCTCCAGGGGGTAAAGCATATAGACCTTACTGGGAATAGTCCAGCAATATAGCAACCTCTCTTATTACTATTATTACTACTATCTTTATAGCAGGGCGACCCTTTCTAGTTTACACTCAAAGTTCTCCTAAATTGTGTAAGCAGTATATACATACCCCCACCCCCCCTGGTGGCACATTGTATACCCCTTGCTAACTAG